ATGAATGAGTACATGGCTTTAACCAGCAATGCCGATGACCTGCCCTCGCTGTTCGTCAACACCACCCAGCCTCTGCATTCACTGCTCAGCACGGCCAGCTACAGAATTCGAGCTGTAACGCAGATTCTTGAAAATCTTGCGATGCGGGGTGACATCACCAGCGATACGGTGGTTCTCAGCGACTTTGCGTTGTTGTGCTGCGTGCCGTTGCGCGATGGTTGTGATGTGTTGGATGTGATTGCGCGGCGGATGGATGCTGAGTTGTCCTGATGCAAAAAAGGGGCGCCTTTCGGGGGCGTCCTTTTGCATTCATGATTACTACCCGGGATGAAAACGCGTCGATGATGGATTGGAGCAACTAACTCACAATCGCCCGTAAACAAAGGCCTTGGTAACTCTCTGATTTTCTTTGTACCAGTTTCGTACCACCCTCCTCCTAAACGCGTTTCTCTCGCTTTGTCTTGAAGCAAATTTTAAGCAACCCTTTTCGGCTCCAATCAGGGGCACTCTCGCCTATGCTTAAGGCTTTCCAAATGGAGTTAAAGGCATGGCAAGTGAATATTCCCTCCCAGTTGTTCTAGAAAAGATTTACGAAAACCAGATAGCCCTGGAAGCTGCCATCATGGAACTGACCCTTTTAGCAGAGCAGCAGGGTTTCTCCGACTTCGGTGACAGCGCCCGCACGGCGCTAGATCGAATTGGTGAAAACGCCGGTTTTATAAAGCAGGGATTAGCACGCCTGAAAACAATGAATAATTACTAGCCTTGACACTACCCGCGCGTGTTTTTTCTTATTTTAATGGAGGGGTATAAAATTGGACCCAAAAAGAATAGAAAGGATCGAAAACAAAATTCGAGGCGTTCTCAAAAACTGCCTAATAAAAGATAGCTGGCCAGATTATGAATCCGTATCCACACACCTCGAGTCATTATCTAAAGAAATATTAAAAGACAAAAAAGAATGGATAGACTCAATAGACGTCTTCTCTATATTTTATGATTTCACCTATGAAGCAGTCAGGGCCGTAGTAGGTGAAAGCCCGGCAATCGAAGGGCAACTCTGGAACGAGATTCTCGGCGAAGAAAATGGTCAACACTTAACTAATACCTTTAGGGATTATCTTTTATCAATACCTAGAGAAATCCATGTTTATTTACCTATTCCAGAAATCACAAAAAACATCCCTACAACAATAATACTCAGCAAAGACGCATCACTAGTTTCTTTTCTCGAGGCAGATCAAGTTCCCGGCGGATACACTCGCAGCCTGCTATCTCCAGACAACAAGCTAGACCTAGGAAAAGTTTATTTAAAGCAAAGAATTTATGGGCATGCGAGTCGACGATTCGAGAGCACAGGAAACAAAATCGCAATCAACAACTTCAAAATAATTCTCCAGCAGGGAATAACCAAAGGCTTATTCAAACAATCCAAGGAAGGTAAAGCCGGCTTCGGTCTTTTCGGATTACTAACCCACCATCACATAAAAAAGCTTACCATCGTCTCTATTGACGAAGGCTTTGAAAAACCAAAAACGATAACCTCCGAACTCCCAATAGATCTATGCAAGTTGTTGAACAGCATAGATATAAACTGGGATGACGAATCCATCAAAAACTCAAACGAACAAAACCAACTAGACAGAACAATCACCTCAACGCTCACTAAACCCGTACAATTAATTGAATTTTCCGGCGATGAGGCGACAAGAGTGAAGGCAGCCATTATTTGGTGCTTCGACTCGTACATTGTTGAAAATCAGACATTGGCATTCTTACAAGTCTGCTTTGGACTAGAAGCGTTACTGGGCGACATGACCTACAATGGAAATCTAACCGAGACGCTTGCAGATCGGTGCTCGTACTTGATAAGCAACAATATCAAGGGAAGGCGAGCAATAAAGAAAAATTTTAAGGAGCTATACGAGGTCAGATCAAAACTAGTCCATGGAAATGCTACGGAGCTTGATAGCAATCAACTTGGCCACTTAAATTGGGGCAAAAGTATTTTGGAATTCGCAATCTTCAAAGAGATAAAACATCTTGATCTTTGAGCTACGCACCCGCCCAAGCTTCCCCAGCTGATAACGAGGGTTCGATTCCCTTCTCCCGCTCCACTATTTTCAAGGCCTGCAGCGCTGTTCACCCTTTACCGCATCCCACACAGGGACGTACTGGGGGACGTTTGATGAAATCCCGCATAGCCTGACCCCAACCCCCTGTATAGGTGCCAATCCTAAAATCTGTGGGGGGTCCAAAAAAAAGTAATATTAGTAATATCTCCTCCGAAAATCAGCTACAGCCCACGTAGATCAAGGCGTCCAGCCGTTTTATGCAAAGGCGATATTTTAGCGATAGGAAGGCGATATTATTACCTTTCTATAAAGCTATATTTCCACTCCTTAAAACCCAATGAATCCGGGGGTTTGGCGGAAATATTACTTTTCATATCGCTTAATATTACATTCCCTTGTAATACCGAAAGCCCAGTAAAACCGGGGCCTCCAGACCCATTGCCGCCCCCGTATAGCTGATATCGCTCTTTTGGAGATGACCACCCCATTTTTAAGAATCAATCGCATTAAAACGCAAGAATTGGATCGGATTCATGAAGGTGAACCTGGTTGAATCTGAAGCACGATTTTCCTGATCTCAGGCGTCAACCTCGGTGATAGACTGTCAAGCCAGAAATGACTATCGTTGGGCTGCTTATATCTTGGTATCGGACACTTAAATATAAAAGGATGATTAGATGATCGACGCTGCCAGTGTCAAAGGAATCGGGACTGCTATTAAAACCTGCGTTAACCTTACTAAAAGTGTAGGCCCGCTTTTCATATCTCAGTTCGACTATGCAAAATTCAAATACCTAGACTTCAAACAAAAGCAAGCCCAAGTGGCAGGTTATGCCGAGTTCTTCTTTGCTGAAACACGAGCACTCGTCGAGCTAAAATCAGAGCAACGGCGAGACAGCTTGTCAAAAACGGGATTAGAACGAATCAAAGCGGAAGAAAATATAAATCTAATATCCAAAGAAATAAATAAACTACTGGTTTACTCGAAAGTCCCAACCCACATTCGCTACTTGGAACTAGACCAAAACCAACAAGAAGATGTTGCTGTCGATGAAGTCATCAACATTAATGACACCTGGATTGACCGATTCAACGACCTAGCTAGCAAACTAAATGAAGAGTGGCGCCAAAATCTTTTGGCAAAGGCGTTTGCCATAGAAGCAGATAAACCAGGAACAATTGATTTAGACACTCTGTTCACAATCGGGAAGCTTGATCAGAAATCGTTCTACTTTTTCGACGCAATTCTTTCCGCGTCACTAAAAATGTACGAAGTTTATGTATTACCCCTTGAACACGACACTCTCGATGTAGAGTTTGACATCAACGGAAATAAATACAACATCAGCAACATACTCTATCAACTACAGCACACAGGCTTATTGGTCTACGACGATAAAATGGGAGTACATCTAGAATCGCAAAAGCTAGTGCAATTTCGTTACCAGAATGATGTTCTAGCAGCGATATCCCCTAAAAATGAATTCATTCCTGCCATAGTTACGACTAGGGCTGGTTCGGCTCTTGCCTCGATGTGCACAATTACATCGAGTGAAACAGGACGCAAAGTATTTGACACATTCGAAAATAAACTTTTGCAATTGAGAGCGCTACATAAACGCTACGTTTATTGATTCAGTAGTTATTCGCTGTCAGCGCCTGTACCCTAGGCGCTGACTTTCAACCGTTCCCCCATCGATCCGCTTAAAACAGCGTCCGGCCACGGTCTTTTTGAGTGACTCAACCGACGCCCAAGCTATTAACAATAGCAGGCGCGGAAGTGAACAATTTTGTGAAATGCTCTGAACTCCCACACACCCTACTTTTACTGGCCTCCAGCGCAATTTGTATGAGTGTGCGGCACCATTGTTGCCCTGTTGATGTGAACGTCAAAATTATGAAAACCCTCGAAAAGAGCATTTTTTTCCAGGGCGGCCCTGTAAATAGGGAGGTTCATAAACTCGCCGTTTTTTGTTGCATCAGACTATCTGCTGCAAACACCTCTCACTTTTTTGCAAAACTTTGCACGTTGTGAAACAACCACTCACCGGTCAGAGCCCACGGCCGGCCTGCGGTGCAACATGCTTTGCACCACCCATCCGCTTTGCACAAAAAGAGGACCCAAAGCCCGTCGGCGGGAGGGGGAAAAGTGCGTTCCTTGCCTGCGCTTTCTTCGCGCAAGAGTTTTTCCAGTTAAGAGAAGGCACATGGGGGCGTGCGCTGCCCAAGCGCCAGCGGCAGCCAGTGCAGTCACGTAAATAGTGGAAATGTTGGCACAACACGACCTTTCTATCTGACCCTAAAAGGGTCAATATGACTTCCAAGGGGGACGCAGAAGGCGCCGCCCAAACCAAGGAAGCCAGATGGACCTAGATGAAAAAGCCTACCTCGAACTGGATAAGCTCCAGCTAGAAAATCGGAAGTTAGTCGCTGAGACCCGCAAGCTAATCGCCGAAGAACAGAAGTTGAGAAGGGAAGGAATGTTTTACCCGCTACTGGTTGGAGCGGCCCTGATTACCGCGGTAGTTTCCCTGATCAACCTGCTAAACAAACCCTGAGTCACCGGCCCCGAACATCGGGGCCAACCCTCTCGGCCTTGAGCTTTACCGGGAATCAGTCCAAATTACCCAAAAGGGCCGCGATAGGCGCGCCTGCCAACCCTTACGAGGATGAACGATGAACCACACCCACAAGACGCCGATCAAGCCGATGGCCGATGAGATCGCCGCCCTGGACAAGCTCCTGAGCAAGAAGCCCACCTACGGCTTCGTGCCGTTCTTAATCGGTGCCGCCTGCGCCGGTATGGTGTTCATGGCGTACACCTATATCTCGCACCTGTAACTGACCTTTTCCAGATTTTGCCCCAGTGTGTTGGGGCTTTCGGACTTTCAATGAAACGAATTCAGCATTATGGACCGCCTACGGCGGAAGATCTGGCGCGCCTGAAAATCGAACTGGGGTTCACCAGTCCACAGATGGCGGATCTGGCCGGATTGGGGAAAGGGTCACAGTGGCGGAAGTACACGGGCCGTACTGAGGACCGCGTGATGGGCATGCACATGCACTTTTATATGGCGGCGTTGCTGACGCTGAGTGAAGAGGAATTAGCCCGTGTCGTGGCTACCATGCGGGCGCAGGGGGCCAACGTCGAACTAGGGCCACTACCAGCCGGCCCGCCGGCTTTGGCTGAAGCCCAAGTTACTGCGAAATTGCCCTCCACTTGACCAACCGGTTACGTTCGACCTGACCAGAGATGGCATCGGATTTGACCAACCTGCTTTGTAATCATGATCGGCAGAGAACTGCCAAAAGCAGTCACGCAGCGTTTACAAAACAACGGTCGATTCACACCTCACGCCAATCCATGCCGATTGATCGATATTAGTAGACCTAAAGCTAGCGTTATTCGGAGATTGCTGGGGTTGGCATTAGTACTCGAACACAATCAGCGTTTGCATGTTTCTCCCAGAGAAGAGCTCGCTTGCCATCAGATGATAACTATGAAATCTATTTACTTTACTTGCAAAGCGTGCTAATTAGACCAAATCACTGAAAGGAGTCACGGATGCAGGTTAAAATCGAAGATTTCGGGCCAGTTAGTAGTTTTGAGTTTGACAGTGACAAAATATTTCAACTGATTATTGGTGACAACAATATTGGTAAGTCGTATGTTTTGTCTGCGTATTACTTTGTTGTTAAGTCTCTTCTAGACCTTGCTACCCTCCCGTGGAGATATTATCAATTTGCAGAGTTCATGGAGGCTCAGGAAGATTATTTTGATGATAAAACTGATGCTGAAGTGGACAAGGTATTAAAAGCCAAATTAGGTTCCAGAGATATAGATATAACGCTTTTTTATAAAGAGTGCGTCAAATTTGCAATTACCCAGTCCTTTCTTAATGTGTTTTCTGAGTATGTTGATGGTTCTTACAAGGAGGTAGGGTCCGTCGTTAATAAGATGTCTGGTGCAACTCAGGCCAAGATAACCGTGACATTACCGAAACTCGAATTTACGGTCGCTGGGGATGTTGGCTCTTTTTCGGTAGTGAACATAAATCTTGGGTATAAAGTTGTATATCGAGAATCTAAGCAAAATCGCGATCCGGTTTTTCAGAATAACACATTTGTCATTTATAAGACGGCGGGCGTAAAGGAGCACGCTCAAAAGATACGGCAGCGTGCATTTGCGCAGACTACCAGTAAATTGCTTTCTGGGCTAAACGGGTTCAGGGATATAAATTATCTTCCGGCCTCTCGCTCTGGCCTTTATCAGGCACTGTCTGCCTTTGGTCAAATTATTGCGGAGCTATCAAAGAGCAGATCATTTTTAAGTTCTAAGATCGAGTTGCCGGCGATATCAAGACAGCTGAGTGATTACTTTATTAAGTTAACGAGCATTTCTGACGTATCAGAGTTGACGTTCCCAGAGTTGGGGGCAATTGCTGACAAAATTGAATCATCTGTACTAAAAGGGAAAATTGAATACGACTTTGAAGAAAAGCGTTTGTACTACCGACCTGAGGGTACCGACCTTAGATTAGATTTATCCGCTACTTCATCCATGGTTTCAGAAATTGGACCAGTCGTTGTCTATATTCGTCATATTTTAGGAGCCATTCGCGTAGGGCGTGTGGCTAAGAGTTCGCGCCGCTTTAAACAAAAATTGGAGATTTCTAAATCAATATTGGTGATTGAGGAGCCTGAGGCACATTTGCATCCTGATAACCAATTAAAAATGACGGAGCTATATGCTGAACTAGCTAAATACGGAGTTCACATTGTGATGACCTCTCATAGTAACTACGTATTTAACAAGGTTAGCAACTTGATCGTCGGTGGCGTGCTATTGCCAGAGCAAGTAAAATGCGATCTTTTTGATATGACCTCGAAGGGTAGTGTTGGTCGAGCTCAGGGTATCGATGAGTACGGCATCGATGATAATAATTTCTCCGATGCTTCGGAGGCTCTGTTGGCCGAAAAGCTAAATCTGTTGGGTTCAAAATAAAAATGATCTCGCAACTTTATTCTGACGAAAAAGTATTTGAAGTTTTAGCTTATTCGATCGAAGAGGAGGGAATTTCCGTAAGCCTTGGACAGTCTCTCTTGATTGGCGATGAAGTAGATGTAGATAAAGCTATTATCATGAAGCCGGATTTATACTACTGTACGCAAAGAATGAAGGGATATACTCCAAAGTCGGCAGACGGAATAGTTTTTGTTGCTAACGGCGATGACTATCATTTGTATGTTGCGGAACTTAAGTCGTCCCGACTAGCCGATGTAAAGCGATCAGACATTAAAGAGAAATTCGACACGATATTTGAGCGTTTTTTTGCCCAGGACTATGCTCACGTATTTGACAATCTAGCGGCGCCTTATAATTTGGTCACATTGAATATCTGGCTGGTATGTGACCCTCTAAGATTGCGATTAAAGGCCGCCGATGAGGATGAGTTCATTAGATTAGCAGCAGCTTCAAAAACTAAAATGAGGACATTGTTAGCTGATTACGCGACCGGGTTCAAACCATACTCTTTCAAAGGGATAGTAGCTACTGTACAGCCGATGTTATCCCCCCCAATTATTGAAGTTGATGGCTTCACAGACTTACTTGCTTAATATATTACTATTTTACAGTATCAAGTGAGTCGCCCTTCAATTTATATACGCCGAATGGCTGCATTTGGCCGATTCTGTTGAAAACAGTCGGCCATGCTTTACACATCAGAAAAGTACGCGTCCAAGTCCGAGATTGAAATCTTTACTTTTGGCAGAGGCTACCAGACTCGGATTTCACGTAGCAGCGTGCAAAAACGACGATTTCACCAGTCAATGATCAGGCCGTTTTGGCAGAGCGACTTTTTCAACAGAATCTGCCGTTTTTTGCCTATCGTGGTCACGAATGACGCGGGTAAAATCCAATTCAAATGGGCGGGCAAGTCAGTGCAATTGCCCCAGCTACAGAGTGATAGGTTTTAACAGACCGACCAGAGTGGTGGCTTGTGCCGCGTTATCGGTGAATGCCCCCGCATCGCTCGGACTCGGCGCCGGCCCGGGTACATGAGTATGGCCGGCCAGTTGTGTGTTCATCGCCGTTACCAAATCGAGCAGGTCGCACAACACCTGCAGCACGTTCACCCCTTCCGATCCCATCCAGGTCTTTTCCGCCACACTGCGCCGTAGGCCGGTGATGCGCTCTTCCATATCGCCACCCACCGAAGCATTGAGCTTCTGCCCTACGACCAGATTCAGGTCGCGGCCGGTGGCCTGGTGCAGGTCGTCCACGGCCGCCAGGCTGGCGGAGCCGCCCGAGAGCAGCTTGAGCGAGCCCAGGGCCTCGATCTTTTTGATGCCACCCACTGACTCGATGCTGTGGTCATCCACGGTCACGCTGTGGCGCTGGTAGTGCTCAGTGTTCTCCAGCGCCTCCACACGGCGCTCGCTGGCCTGATCATGGATCTGGCCATCCGTCTGGCGCAGCCAGTTGCCATCGGCGTCGACGCGCTGCTGTACCGCCTCGCTGTGCTGCCAGACCTGATCGCCTTTGGGCAGGTTGGGCAGGCTCAAGCCCTGGGGCAGGATGGCCAGGACAAAGGGTTTGTGCGGCAGGCCATAGGCAAACGACACCACGACCATCGTGCCTTCATCGGGAAGGCCGTAGATCCCCATGGACTCACCACCCATCGGCAACGGCAGCGGCACGCCCTGGAGCAGTGGCAATGCCGTATCAGGCTCGCCGTCCGGCCCCAGAACCTCAAGGTCAGCGGCGAAACGTGGGCGGAAGTCGTCACACAGCCCCGCGTTTGTGGGTGGGTCCGGGATGGCGACCACCCGGGCAAAGCGCGGCAGGTGATAGCCGCCAGTCAGTTCGGGATACTGGCGGTCAACCACACGGCGAATTACGTCTTCCATTTGATGCTCATCTGACTTTCGGTGAGGGTCACGGCGGTGATGCGTTCGCCCTGATTAATCGGCGCACCAGGACGAATCCCAGGCAGTGCGGCAATGACCGCACTCTGGTTGCTGTTGTAGCTGTCAAAGAGTTCGCGGGGCAGTTGCAACGGCTGACGCTGGCCCCAGAAGCTGTCGGCCCAACTGCCCACATAGATTTCGCCGTCGCCCTGCTGCTGCCACATAAAGTCAGGGATCGAAAACACTTTGCCGAGGCTGTCGATGGCTTGCACGCCGTTGGCCAGGTTGAAGAAGAACGCGGTTTTGGTGTGGGCGTAGGCTTGGTCGGGAACCCGAAAACGTAGGCCATTGCGCTCACTGATCGCAGCCAGGACCGCGTGCAAGTCCACATGACGCAGGTTCAGCGGCATCGGGATTTCCAGTGCGGCGGACAGTTCACGACAGAGCAGGACTTGCTGTTGGCTGTTGGCGGCAGTGCAACGCTCCACGTAGCCCAAAAAATGCCGCTGGAGTGGGCTGTCGTTGTAGCCGATGTCGAAGGTCACTAACCCGTGTACGGATTCGCTGGCGGTGATGGTGAAACTGGCGCGCCCCGGGGCGTGATAGTCCAGGCGTGTTTCATCTTTGCAGAGGGGGTAGGACACGCCGTCGACGGTCAACACTTTGTGCAGGTTCATGGCGTGACCGGTTTTAACCAGTCGTCGACGGACTTCAGGACTTTCTCAAATCCGTCCATTTCAACGGGCGCGCTGCCACCGTCTGCACCAGACGTACCAGAGACGGGTTGTCCTGGTGCACTTTGCTGCACGACGGGATTACTCGGGCTGCGTTGCTCCACGCGCTCCGGTATCGACAGTTTTTCGATCAGATTGAATTGCACGCGCCAGGCTCGCAGGCTGTCGTCTTCATTGGCGTTCACGTTGTCGCGAAACTGCACCTCGCGCACACCGAAGGCTGAGGCCGTGCGATTGACGATCCGATAGACCGTGAGCTGTCCGCCGCCAGCGGTCGAACTGGCCAGGCGCATCAAGTTGCGCAAGTCGGACTCGTCACGGTAGGGAATCATCAGCGTGACGCTGAGTGTTTTGGGTTTGAAGCCCTTGTGCGCCTGTGCCGTATTGCTGGTTTGGCCTGACAGGTCTTCGCTTTCAATGGTCAGAGTGGCCATGACCTTGAGGCCCTTGCCCTGAACTTTCTCTCCGTTGAGTAGCAGCGTCATAACCCGATCAGCTCCTGCACAAAGCTCAGGCTCTCTTCACTGCCGAGCAACAACAGGCCGGCACACAGCACCCACTCATAGCCGGGCGTAGGGCCTTCGAGCAGTTGCCGGCGTAATTCAGCGGCATCACCTGGGCCGATCATGCGCGCCTGCATCGTGGCATCGGGCAAGCCGTTGGCCAGTGCGTTTTGCAGGTCACTCAACTGCTGATCGCACGCGGCCTGTTGCTCAGCCTTGCGGGTCGCCAAGGCGCTCAAGTCAGCCATCGGGGACGTGTCAGCGGCGTAGCTTTCATAGATGGCCAACTGGCTGTTCAGCGTCTGCTGGGACACCCGGGTTACGGTGCAACGCTCCAAGGGTAAGGCTCCCCAGCGCGGCAGTGTCTCGGCCGTGGGCAGTGTCCACTTCTCCGCTTCCAGGCGTGCGATGTTCGCGGCACGACGTTCGGCGCGTTCCAAGTCGGGAGTGGGCAGCAAGGCATTGAAGCGGCCCAGGGTGGCGGCAAACTGGTCGAAGCGTGTCGAGAGGAACAGCACGCACAAACCGTACTGCTCCCCCTCGGGACGCCCAGCATCGATGTCAGTGAGTTTGTCGGCCAGCGCCTCCAGCAAGTTGGGTGCTGAGAGAAACTTTTGATATCCCCGGCCCTGGCCCATGCCGCTTTGGAACGGCGTCACCACGAGACTGGCCGGCGCGGTGGCCAGTTGCTCGGTCATGGCGGCGCGCCCGACCTCAATGGCCTCTTGTGCGGCGGAACCCACGGGACCGGGGTTGGTGGTGGCCGTCATTCCGGCCAGGCGCTCTTCCGTTTTGGCGATTTCAGTGCTGGCCAGGCCTTTGGCTTCATCCAGCCCTTCGACCCACTGGGTGGCCTCGCTGGGCCATTGCATGGTGACCGACGTCCAGGTCATGGCTGCTGGCCGTCTGGCGCGGTAGGACGGGCGTCGAGGTTGGGAAACAGCTCGTTGGTTGGCCAGGCCCGCAGTTCATTGCGGTAGGTGCGCCAGGCCAGCTCCGTGCTGAGCGCGGCCGGGTCGGCATCCAGATGCTTGTCGATCTCTCTGCCCGCCCAATGCAGTTCATTTTCGATCCACGACCGTTCTCGACGGCTTTGAATCACCAAATCGCGGGCGGCATCGAGCACCCAAACGAAACCATCCCAGAGATAGGCCGCACTCGGTCGCGGCAAGGTCGTCAGCTCGGGCGGCAACTCGCCCGGCAGCGAATACAGCACCTCGGCGCCATCGGTAGTCTGATACACCGGACCACGAAAGTCTGGCACGACCACCCACGCCCCATCCCTCCAGACCACCACCTCCCCGTCCCCGGCTTCGGGCGGTTCTTCCAGCGTAGCGCCCGCTGGCAGACCGCAGCCACAGCTGACATAGGTTTCGTGTTGACCGAGGTATTCGGTGGTGGTTTCACTGTACGTGTAAACCTCGATCCAGCCGCTCTCTTCAAAAAAACCATTCACTAAAGTCGGCATCAGTACATCCTGCAAATGTAGTTGTACGCCACGTTGCGCATACGGGTTTCCGTACTCACACGGACGACGGCTGAAGGATTGAAAACGACTGAGCGGTAACCCGTTGTAGTGACTTGCGGTGCGGCCGGCGTGATGGCCGTGCTGTAATTGCCACCCATAAACGCGCCAGTCGCGGTGTTCACCAGTAACGTCGAGTCGTCGTCTTGCAGGACGAGCTCGCCCGTCATGTTTTGCAGCGTGTCGAGCTGAGCACTCAACACGGGGCGGCCCCAATCGGGGTCAACGCCACGTCCGCCATCCAGGCCACGAATCGACTCACCGCGCAGATCTGGCAGGACGCCGCTGGGATACACGGCCAGCAATGCTGGGTACCACTCGGCATTGAATGGCTGACCCGCCATCAAAACGCATTTTTCGGGCGGCGTAGCGGTTGGCCATGGAAACGGCACACCGACAGGGACGGCAAATATTGAAGCAGGGTCAAAGTTACTAGTGTCCCAACCCGTTACCCACTCACTGAATACATATCCCTCTGGGGTCTGAACACCGCCACGGGTGTAAGTTGTACCGGTGTTATAGCCGATGATTTGTTGCCAGAGAGTGTCTTGACTGACCGCAACCAGCATGGGGGAGAATTGACACCCTTCTGGAACGTTCGGGCCGGGGTTCACCCGGTAAATGCCCACAGTGGTGATTGTGTTTAGATCGGTGCCGTCGGGAAGGACAATCCCCCCGTGCCCCCAGCCATAAGCACCCGTGAGCAATACATGGCCTGGCGTGTCATCTTGGGGAGAGGTCTGTTTAACCAGATCGGTTGAGTCCCAGGTGCTTTCCCATTCGCCCCAAACACCGGCAGTCAAGGCCCGGCGATGTAGGGTGTGGTCGGCATTCCCGTAGATCTCCTGGAAGGCGTATTGACCTGGTGTAATCGCCGAGACGCGAACCCAACCCTCATAGATCCCGCCTCCTGGCCCTCCTATGCCATTGCTGACGAAATAGAGGGCTGTCACCGCGTTCAGGCCACCGATGTCAACATCACTGACCGCATAGGCGGCCCCGCCCCAGCCGAACGCTCCGACCTTCATCAGCACATCAGGCGTGACATCGTGCAGATCGATTTGAGCATCCAAGTAGGCGGCTGAACCGAGTGCATCCAGCTCGGTGTCGATACCGACCTTGACCGCGTGCAACGCAGCCGTAGTGGCCAGAATCTCACTGCTGTTCGACTCCGGGTCATCGCTTTTTGCATTCGGCAGATTGCCCAGGTCGACATCGTCTTTGGTGGTGGCACGAGCCCGCAAATCTGGATAGTCGCCACTGCGCGCCGCGAGGTGCTGAATCAACGCTCCAGCTATCGGTTCAACGGTACTGCGCAGGTCGGTGATTTCGGTGGAGCTGAGGACGGTGGCCACCGGCACCAAGTAGTGCACCACCCCATTGGTGTCGACAAAGTCCACCAGGTCGTCGCCGTAGCTGGCGGCCAGAACCACGTTCACTTCGCTTAACTGACCTTGTAGCGAGATGTCGTACCACAAGGTAAAGGGAATCGCCGGTGGCGTGATGGATGCACCGGCGGGCTGATGGACGGCCAAACCTTCCACGTAGGCGGTGCCTGGCTGAATCGTGAACTGCTCGTTCTGATAGACCAACGCCAGGCTGTCGCCAAAGAAGCAGGCTCGTCCGAACATGTCACGGTTGCTCAGGCGCTCGCGTTCGTCCATGCCTGCCATGCGCACGGTGAAGTCAGCCTGCCAGGTGTCGGCGTTGATGGTCAGCTCGGTGACCGACTGTGCACCGTCAAACACCAGCATCATGTTGCGGGTGATGTTGTTGCCGATCTGCTGGTTGGGAATGTTTTTGCGCTTCTGCTGCACCGGCGTGTAAGCCGCGGCTAACAGCACACCTTCAGCGGTTTCCAGGCCCAGCCAGTTGAAGTCCCAGTCGCCGACATTGGAGCCGATCATGCTGCTGTAGACCACTTGATTGGGGTCCACATAACCGCCTTTGGTGATGTCCGTTTCGTACATCATTTGCTCCGGCGGTGGTTTGCCGGCATAGCGGTCCACCGGGGTGGCCGGATCGAGCCCCGGCACCAGGGCGTAGAGAAACTTGCTCACGACCAGGACTTCCTGAGCGGCTTGCTTTTCGGCGATCAGGTTTTCACCGGCAATGGTTATTGCGGCCATGTGGCTTCCTCGTAACTGGCAATCAGGGTTTGCTGGTCGTCGTTAAACTCCACCGCGAACACCCGCAGGTTATCCAGCGGGGTCACGGTCAAAAATGCGTAACGGCGGCAGGTGCGGCCGTAACTGCGGAGCAGCACACGCAGCAGGTCAGAGTGCAGCGCGCTCTGTTCGTCGGTGATCTTCACGAACACCACGTCCCAATCGCGGCCTTCCATGCGTTCTTGAATCTCGACGCGGCCGACGCCCAGGCGCATCAGTATCCTTTTCAGACCCGCCGTACTGCCCGCGTCCACGGCGTTGATGTAGGCGTGCTTGATCCGCAGGCGGTACAGGCTTTCCTCTTCCCCCGGGAAGCGGGTGATGTCGCGCTGCCAGGCGAGCAGGTCGAGCAAAGACAGGGGGCAGATGTCGGGGTCGATCTGGTGCAGCGGCCAATTCAGCCAGCCCTCGACGTTGGCCCACCAGGCCTGCGCGGCGTTTTTGAGCTTGGCCAGCTCCGGCCCGTCGAGCCAAAATGGCAGTTTGAGGTTAAACACCGGGCACCACCTCAAGCGTCTGAATGCGGGGAATGTTCAGGTCGGACACGATGTCGAGGTTGTCGAAGTGCAACGAGTCGAGTTCGGGGAATTTTTGGTGCAGCTCTTCGCCCAGACGGCTGAAGGAAAATCGCGACTGGGGATAGGTCAGCGTCGGCTGATAGTCGGCTTGAGTGCTTTCCCGAAAGGCCGTGCGGATGAACATCTCGACATCGGCAAACAACTTGTCCGACTGCTCCACCGGCAGGTTCAGCACCGGCCACAGCGTGACGCGGATGTCATGCAGGGTCTCGGGCATGGCCATGACCAGCATGTCGTCGCCGTGACCATGGTTGCCCTGGTCGCGGATGTAGTCGTTGATTTCTTCCAGGTAGCTGTCCGCCGGCACGTTGGCTTCAAACAACACGAAAGCATTGGCGCTACCGGGGCCGCGTGGGGCTTCGTGTTCAAAGTACACGCCGTCCGGTTGAACGCCGGGAAAGGTGGTGATGAGCGCACGATAAACCGCGTCGGTGTTCCACTGGTTGATGGCTGAGTACTGATTGCGCGTGCGCAATCGAAGGTCTTCATCCGACTCCTTGTCGGTGCCCGGGACGGTCATCCAGCCGTCCAGGTTGACCACGTTGACGATGCCCGGTACCGGCTCCGGCAAAATGGCGTAGTAACCCGGCGCGAGGTTGTAACCGCTGCCAGGTTCAGCGGCGATGGCTGGAATCAGGATCTGGGTGAGGCCGTCGGTAAAGGTGCCTGGCAGGCTGGTCAACAGCTCGTACACATGCCCGTTGATGGCACCAGACTGGACCCGTGTGCCGGCAGCAACTTCCAGCGTGCCGACCGGGCTGGAACGGGTGAACAGCAGATTGCCTTCGGTTTTGGTGGCGCCCATCGGCTCCACCTGTACCGCCCAGGCGAGCATTTCCAGATACTCACCTTCGGCAGTTTTGACGTAGGCGTTGGGCAGCGAGACTTCAACCATAAAGTCGATGAACCACATCACAGGCTCGGTCACGATGGCGGTAACGACCCGCCAGAATGGTGACCAGGCACTGGTATTGCTCAAGCGGCTGCCCTGTTCGGCGATCTCGCTTTCCCACGCGGCTTGCAACTCTTCCTGCGTGGTCGGAATGCCGGCGTCGGCCAACGCCTGACGAAAATCTACGTCGCTCAAAACGCCACCTCGATGCTGCCAAATTTAATGGTGTCGGCCTCGATCAAGTACTGGCCGTACCCCGGTTGAGTGATGCGCGCCGTACCTGGCACCAGTCGTTCGTCAGCCTCGACCATCAGCTCCAGCTGCTGAATGCAGTCGCGCTGACGTAGGCTGTTGCGTTCGGCGATCAAGGTCACCAGCAGGCCGCTTTCCCGAATCATGTGGGCGATGTCCTGGGCAATGCTGGCGCGGTCTTCGATCTCCATGGGCTGGTTGGATGGATCGAACACCAGGTCGTTGGCACTGATCAGCAAGTCGACGTATTCGCTCATCCGGCGGCCATCTCCAGCATCTTGTCGAGCTCGTGCTGCGACAGGGGTTGGCTGGTATGGATCTCGACCTTGCCAATCTGCGTGCCCTTATTCTGGGTCGTGTTGTTCTGGAACGACTGCATCAAGCCACCGGTGGGAACCTCACTGGGGCCGGCAGGTAGCAAGCTAGGAATGGCACCGTTGATGGTCTGCTGTGCCTTGGTGGCCATGTTGGCCTGGTCGGCGGCCTGCATCGCCTCGGGGACTCCGGGCACTACCGCTCCGTTGAGTGCTACGGGCGTACCTGGGCCTATTGCGGCGCTCAGGGCTTCAGCAGTGCCCGGGGCGGTCGGCGTCGCAAAGCGGGTTTCGATGTTGATACCAGGAATCTGATTCAGCAGTTCGATCAAGCCGTTGGCCGCGTCTCCCAGCAGGTCGAACACCGACAGGTCACTCCAGGCAGTGGTGAACGCGCTCCAGGCATCGCTGGCCAGCGTGCCGAACGCGGCAAGCCAACTGCTCAAGGCCTGGAATTGTTCATTCAGCCAGGTGAACGCGGCACTGTTGAGCAGCGCCGCCGTCCATTCATCCCAGTAGTAAATGGCTGCAACAATGACAGCGACCAGGGCGACGATGCCGGTGACGACCAACCCGATCGGGTTGGCCAACAGGGCCGCATTGACCAGCCAGATAATCCCTTGCCAAATCATCATGGCGGCACTGACGGTGCCCATGCCGATGGCCATGACGCCGAGCAACGTGATGTACAGGGCACCCCATACGATGTTGGACATCACCGCCGCCTTGGTCAGTAACCAGCCCATTCGGAAGATCTTCTGAATGACGATGAAACCGACCATCACCGTGCGTGCCATCCCCATGCCCAAGGTGAAGAGCGAGACGGCCGCCACCAGCGCAATGACGCTGAGCACGGTCATGCCAATCACTTTGGACAGGTGGGGGAACAGCTTGGTCCACTTCAGAATTTTCGCGCCACCCTCGGTGAGCATTTTCAACAGGGGCGTGAGCGCGGGGCCGATCAGTTGGCCGAACGCAATGTTCAGCACCTCTATCGTGCTGGCAAATTGTGCCCAAGGATCAATCATCGCTTCGGCCATGGTCTGGGCTTGCTCCATGCCCTTCACCTGGCCCAGGGCGTTCAAACTGTCGGCCAGGCCATCGGTGTCGGCCATCAGCAACTTGATCATGCTCACGGCTTCGTCGGAGCCAAAGGCTGCTTTCAAGGCGTCCGACTCGGCCACATCCAAGGTTTCGCCGAACTTGCCTTTGATTTTTTCGAGGATCTGCAGGACGGGCAACATGGCGCCCTGAGCGTCGGTGAATTTCAAACCGAGCTTGCCTTGAGCTCCCCCAATTCCGGCCAAAAAGGACTTGTACTGGGTACCGGCCTCGCCACCGCTCATAGTGGCTTGCAGCGTGCCGAGGATCGCCATTTGCTCGTTCAAGCTAATGCCGGCAGCGGTGGCGTTGGCTCCGACGGAGGTAAACGCGTCACTCATCCCCTGCCCCGTCGTCTTGAACATTTTCACAGCGGTCGCCGTGACACCGGCCAGGTTCTCGACCCAATCGCCTTTGCCCATGGCGTCGGCTTGATCTTTGAAGATGCCGTACATGGTGCCGACGTAGTTGGTGATGGTGGCGGCATCGGTCTTGGTGGCTTTGGCCAGCACGTTGGACGCATTGGTAAAGGTGGCCAACTGGGTGCCGGTGAGTCCGGCAATGGCGCTTTGAATGTCGTAGGCCGAGCGGACAAAGGCCTGAGCGTTTTCGCCGTAATTGATGGCGAACTCCAGGGACTTTTGGTTGAGCAGATCCAGGCTTTCGGCGGCAACGCCGAGTGACTTCACTTCGCCCAATGCCCGCTGCTGGTCAATCGCGGGGCCCATGGCCGCCTGCAATGCGTAGCCGGTGGCGACCATGCCGGCCGCCCCCACGCCCATCTGGGTCAGCCCCTTTTGCGCACCGCTGGCCAGCTCGGTAAAGCTAGCGTTCACCTTGCTCAGGGGGCCGGTGATCATGTCGGTTAGCGCAACGATGAAATTGAGCTTGGCGTTGTTGTCAGCCATGGATTAGGCCACGGCTCGCTGAGCTGAAAGCGCGGCAAGACGCTGGCGCGTCACCTCGCAGTTGTGCTCAAGCATTTCCGAGCCTTGCCAGCCATAACCTTCCATCGCAGCGGCGACCAGTGTGGTGCCCGACCCGGCAAACGGGTCGAGAATCACCCCATCCCGGCCGCAAATTTTGACGATCTGACGCATCAGCTCAGTGGGCTTTCCGGTCATGTGGAATTTATCCGCCTTGCGCACCGGTTCGCGGATCACTCCTGGCAGTGTCGGGGCAGGACGGTCCAGCGGCATGGCCCCTTTGCCCCCCCAGACAATGTATTCAGCCTGGGCACGGAAGCGCCCTAACTGAGGGCGTACACCTTCGGTCTTGTCCCACACGGCAATGCCACGCCAGATATACCCCGCCGCCTGCAACGCATCGGTGGTCAGGGGCAGTTGTCGCCAATCACTGAACAGGCAAACCGGTGCGCCGGGCTTCAGTACACGAAAGGCCTCGGACAACCACATGACGCTCCAGTGCAGGTGGGATCGCTGATCCCGATTATCTCCGGAAAAATCCGCATGCAGATTGCTGCCGACGTATTTCTTCGAGGGGTCTTGCTGTCGTGCGCTGCTGTGCAAACCACCACTCGAATACGGTGGATCTGTAATCAGCGCATCGACGGAATCATTCTCCAGAGTTGCCAAAAAACGCAGGCAATCACCGTGATACAGCTGGTTCGTTTTCATTGCGTGTTCCATATCTCGGGTTATCCCTTGAACGCCCGGGAAATGCCGTTGGCGATGGCGATTTCCATACGGCTCCAATACTGGTCGTCCAGCCACTTGGCGGTGCCCATGTTGTCCGTGGTCGGCTCTTCACCCGGTAGCCAGTGGTCGACCAGGGCCATCAACTGGCCCAGGGCGTTTTCGTTTAAGCGCTCGGCGCGGGCGAGCGCTTTTTTACGTTGATCTCAATGTCCGGGGTGTATTCCTCCAGCAGTGCGCCGGCCAGTTGCAGGGTAATCACCGGATTGGCCAGCAACGGGCGCAGGCTGGCCAACTGTTCTTGCTTGACCGTTTGGGTCAGCAGATTGTTGGCGGGAGCCACCTTGTTGCTCGGCGTCAGGTGGTTGAAGTACTTGCTCACGTCCACCGGATCGAGGGCGAAGGTGAATTCGTTGTCGCCGACTTCCAGGGTGATTTCGCGTCGTTCGCTCATTGCTCAGTTCCGTTTATTTGAAGTGCTTAAAAGTGCGGTCAGACGCCGCTCCAGGTTCTCTTCCAGCTTGCTCAGCGCCTTGTCCAGGTGCTCATTGCGCACATACTCCTCGGCGATCTTGATGCGGAACTCTAGGTGCTCGCGGCGTGCAAAGCTGATTTGCCGGAACAGGTACACCTGGAAGCCCAGCACGCCGGTCACCAGCAAGTCAGTGAGCAGCAGCATCACGCTGACGCTGGCGGGTGAAAGGTCCATCAACGTCTCCAGATATCAGGGCCGCACAGGCGAGCGGCGCGCCGTCTTAGCCAAACGTGCAGCTGGTCAGGTCGTAATTGAGTGCCAGGTCCCAGGCGCCATTGGCGAGCCAGACCAGTAAAACCAAAATGCTGAGTGACCAACTGATACGAGCCAGCCACATGTCGAATTTGCTCATCCGAGTAGGCCTTCAATTTCGCTCGGATCGAGATACGGCACGCCGTTGATGCGGATAAAGTCGGGGGACGTGACGTCGAACGGCACCTTGTGCACGCTCTTTTCGCCACCCTTGGGATCGATGTCGAGCAGGTTGGACACCTTCAGCTTCAGGCCGAAAGCCTCCACCCGCAGCTCCTCGCTGGGGGTCTTGGCAAAGAACACGCTGTCGAAGGGTTCCAGGGCTCGAAAGCTGCCTGCCTGACGGGCCGCGTCGATCAGCAAGGAGAAGTTGCCGCTGTCCAGTTCCATCTCGCCGCTGGCCGACACGTCGCCGTCCACATGGCCGTCCGGAACGCCGCCGGTTTGTGCCACGGCGGTGTTGTCGGTGATGTCCAGGCTGATTTTTTCGACGTGGATTTGCAGATCGCCAATGTTCACATCGAAGTTTTTGCCGCCAATGCGCGCACCCATGGGTTACTCCTCTTCGCCGTTGGATAGGTCCAGGGCGATGTATGCCGTCAGGTCTTTCGGGCAGTTGTAAGGGGTCACCGTGAAGTAGATTTCCACGGCTGTTTTACTCTTCCAGAAGATGGTCACGTCACCGTCTTTGGGCGATTCGATCTCGCCGGGCTGCACTTGGCCGTTCACCGTGACGGAGCGCGCCATGTCGCGCAGCGGGCGCATGAATGCAGACGTCGCGGTGGCCATGCTGTTGGGCGTGTTGTTCAACCGGCGATCCGCGACCCGCTGGATCAGCAACACCTGGATGCGGCGCGAGGCCTTGTCCACGATGCGCAGGTACTCGATCACCTGAAAGTCGGAGCCCGGCGCGTCCAACGTATTGCCGTCGGCCCAGAACACACCCGGGTAATCCGGGTAGGTTTGCGACACGGAAAAACGGGCCTTATCCAGCTCGGCGCGCACGCTGCCCGGCAATGGCACGCCGGCGGCATCGACGGGCACGGGCCCCAAACCCTGCAACGGGCCGGAGGCAACCCGCATAGGACTGTCGGCAATGCTGACGATGGCATTGGCCAGGCGACCAGCTAGGACGCCCTGGTCATTGCCGTGCAGCTGTGGCACGACCATGACCCGTTGAGCGGCCACGCCGGCAGTGATAGCGCGCTGGGCCGTCAGGTAGGTCGACCAGTCTTCGGGGATACGCGGGGCCGGTGTTTCCCCTTCGGTGGTTTGAACCGCCTTGGACGTCGCACGTGGGCTTTTCGCGGCCGTGTCCGGATCTTTGGCCGCAGCGGCTGTTTTCAACGGGGGCTCCGGCTCCGGAGTAATGTCGATGCCCCTGGATGCCGCCATGAAGAACACGCGGCGCCCGTACACGTTGGTAATTTCCGTCGCTTTGTCTTGCATCGCCGTCAGCTCGGCACCGGTGATCACCGGCGTGGTGATGATCACGCCTTCGACCGAAATACCGGCTTGCTGGGCTTTGTCCAGGGCTTCGGCCCAGTCACCGTCCGGGGCAATCGGGGCCGCCATACAGGCCCAGCGGTCACCGCCATTCAATTGCGCGGCGGCAATCTGGGTTTTCAGATCGGAGGCATCGACCCCCAGTTCGACATCGAGGTCGCTTTGGGTATTGAGCGCGACCAGCTCGCCGACGTTGGCGGACGCCGGACCGATGAACAGAAAGTAACGCTCGATCTCCGTCACCGGGCCTTGGCCGAGGTTCAGGTTGTTGACACTTACTTTGCCAAGAGCCATGGAAGGGGCCTCTATCGCGGTGAATTAAGGATTTGTGGAATGAGGTAGGTCACCAGCTCGTTGACCTCTTGCTGGTTGGCGATGCCGAAGAATTCGCGGCCTGGGAGTTTGATGTCCCACTTCGCCGGGCCGGGGTCGTCGCCCTTGAGTAAACGGATCAACAGGCCGGCCTGGTCGTAACTCAGGTTCGCCTCGATCCACGCCACACCGGGTCGCATAAAGCGGGGTTTGCGGCGCTTTTTGTCCGGGTTCTGAACGGCACGTTTGTAGCCCAGCACCCGCAGGCGTTTGGCCTGAAAACGGGTGGCCATGAGGGTGTTTTTGCCCTTTTGCCGGCTCAGTTGGTCAGCACCGCCACGCAGGGTCATGCCGGCGTTATGAACGCTGGCGATCATGGCGGTTTTGGCGTTGCCCCAGCCCACTTCGGCGGCGTTGCCGACCAGGCGCTTGACGCCCATTCTTTTGGCCAGGCCGGTGAGCATGCGTTTCTTCTGCCCTTGCTTGCGAAACTTGCGGGGCTGGAAAGGACTGTCGTTCAGGTCGCTCTGTTTGCGCACACGCTGCCGCCATTGGCTGCGCAGACGCAGGCCAACGCGGTTCATCAAGCGCGCTTGTAATTTGGGCGGCAGGCTGAGCATGGCCAGCTGGGTTTGTACATCCAGCATGCCCTCGACGGTCAGGCTGATGGCTTGTTTACGCGCCATACAGCACCTCCCCACGCTCAGCAATCCAGAGGTCGAACGGTTCAAGAGCCCAGGTGGTCCCAAAGGCTTCGAACTCACCGTCTGGCGATTCGGTCAGGTGCAGCGGCTCGATAAATTCCACCGTGATTTCCACATCCGACGCGTCCGGGTCCATCTGTTCAATATCGAAGGTCGGCGCCGGAAGTTCATCCAGGTGGCGGTCGGGATCGTTGTTCACCAACCAGGTGCCCAGCAAGGCCATCAGCCGCGCCGGTTGCTCGGTAAAACGCTCCAGGAAGATCACAGCGCGGTAACGCATGTCGCCCATGTGCAAGCCGAGTTCTTCAGGCTTCCAGACCAGCGTCAAGTTGACCTGCTCCGCGCAACTTTCCAGCTGCTCGGCGACCACCACGCGATGTTCGATCAGGTACTTGGTCAGGGCACGGAGCTTTTCCATCAGAGCAGTTCCGCGGTGACACGCCCACGGCCTTGCAGAACGCGCACGGACTGCTGGCTGTAGGACAGAAAAAGCTCATGTCGTTCCGGGGCTTCTTTGCCCAGGTTCTCGGCGCTCTCGCGGCGGTTGACCGTGGCGAACTGCTGGAGCAAAAAGGACTTGGCGCGGCAGTACGCGGCACGCCGGTAGCTCGCCAGGTAGAAGCTTTCCAGCTCCATGCCGGAGCCTTCCAGGTACTTGTAGCCCATGTCCTGCCATTCGGCTTTACGCTTGGCCAGGTCCAGGTTGACTTCACCCATGGCGAGCGTTAGCCCCTCGACCATCATCTCCGGCAGGTACTCCGCCGGCAGACGATAGGACGCCTGGAATTCGGCCAGCTCAAGGTCCGGCCAGAAACCGTCGTTGGGTATCGTGCAATCCACCAGGGTGGTCGGCTTACCGCCAAAACTCATGTGCTGACCTCCTCGGTGGGTTGTTACGGAATAGATGCGGGGGTGACTGCGTTAGGCGGTTGGCACAGGGCCTTCACCTCGGCAGGCCCCCGCTGGGGGGGGTTAGTCGTTTATTCGGTACCGGATTTTTCGTCGGCTTCCTGCTTGCGCAGGGCCTTGCTGGCCTCATCCATCCGGGTCTTTACACCGATCTCGGGGTACAGCTCATTGGCCCGGTAAAAGTGCGCGCAGGCTTTGGCCCAGCGCTTGTCTTCCATGGCGAGGATGCCCAGCAGCTTGTGGTAGCGCGCCGGGATCTTCTCGAACAGCTCCCACGAAGCGGCCGGTGCCGGCAGCTCGCGTGGGTCGCCATCCAAGGGATCGCGGTGGCCTGGCCATTGACCGTCCACACGCAACAACAGCTGCGACAGGTACGGTTCCGGGTTGCGCTGGGCTTTGTGCTGCGCCTCGGCCCACTCGACCATCGTGTCACCCACAAAGGTGGGGATATCGCGACGGAAGCGCTCCGGCATGGCCTGGCCCTGCTCGATGGCAAAATCCGCCAGCTCCAGGGCCTGCTCGAACTGCTCGGTGTCGAACAGCCAGACCAGGACCTGCATCAGCACCAGGTTCGGGTGGTTCAGACCGGATTCGCGGTAGCGCTGCACGTACACCAGGTACTTGGGCAACAGCTCGTCGCGCTTCAAGCGCTGGCGAGCCTCCAGCGAGTTCAGCTCCGACAGCCGGCCGCAATCCTCGGCCAGCGCCGCGTTCATCAACGCCAGGTGTTTTTGGGCGTTGGCCGGTCCTGCCAAGGCCGTGGCCGAGGTGTAGGGTTTTGGGTCGGCTATCGGCCCCTGCTCAAGCAGGCGCTTTTTGTGATTGAGGGCGAGGCTCATGACAGTGGAGTCTCTGGCGGCACGGTGACCGTGACGAACTCGACGTTGGCCGCTTCGATGCCGGCGAACTTGCCCAGTTGCTCGACCACATAGCCCTCATTGCGCGCGTTGTAGTCTTCAACCTGCGAGCGTTTCGGGTTCTGGATGATCTGGCGGCGCCAGCTGCTGTCCTGGAAATAGATCGACAGGTTGTCCCAGCTGGTGACCACCACGCCCTTGCTTGGAAAGTGCGGGCAGGTGAACGACGGCAGACCGCCATAGGTGGCGATCACCTGGGCCATCTCGATGCGTTCTTTTTCGGTCGGCTTGTCGCCTTGAGCGGCATACAACTTGCCCTTGTCGTAGGCCAGCAGGTCGCGCCCGATAATGGCAACCAGGTCGCCACCGTCACGGAATTCCTCGTCGATCATCAAGGACACGTCGAAGACCAGGGCGTCCAGGTTGGCGTAATCGCCGCCGACACCGATCTGGATTTTTCCAGCTGTCGCACCCTCGACCAGAATCTGTTGCGGGGCTTGCTCGCGAACGATCTGCATCCAGCCTTTGTTGACGTCCTGCAACAACGGATTGGCCGTGCGGTCGGTGTTCGAGGCAACGCTGGTGCCGTTCCAGCCGATCATGATGCGGTCGAGGCCGATCTGCTTCTGCACGGCAGCGGCGTACTTCTGCGCAAAGTCGGGGAACTTGGACCAGGCGTCGATGGTGGCGTATTTGAGCGCCACGTCGCTTTGGGTATCGAACAGCTCGTACCCGATGCCATCGAGTCCCAACACGTCACGGGCGACCCGGTCATTGGTGGCCGTATTGATACGGCCCGTGACGGTGCCGTTGACGCCGATCATGACCTTCTCGCCCTTGATCTCGGTCACTGCCAGCACGTTGATGCGTTGCAGGAAAGCCGAACTCAGGGTGATTTTTTCATTCAAGGTCTGCGCATGGGTCGGCTCGACGTTGAATTCTTCATGGACCGAGGCCACGGCATAGGTCGATGCAATCGCCAGGGCCAGGGTGCTGAATTTCAAGCGGGCAGCATTACTCAGATTCATCAGTAAACGGCCTCTGGTTGGTCACTCACGGCGCCGGTGATGTGAGGCAGCTCCTGCCCCTTGCCGTGATTCAACGCGGTGTTGAATTTTTCGGCGAGCGAGTCCAGCGAGCCCTTCAGGCTGTTGAACTGTTCGACGGTGATGCCGGTGGGCTGATCGCCCGTCTTGTCGGTGGTGAGCGCGGTGTCTGGCTCGTTCGGCTTCTGCGTGGCAAAGGTGGCGGCGCTCGTTTCCAGGCTGGTGGCCACGGTGCCGAGTTTGTCCACCGCTGCGGCAAAGGCCTGCACGGTTTTTTGATCCATGGGGGTGTTCTCTTCTGTGGGGAGTGCGTGGAAGTCGGTGTCGCCCTTGCCCCGGAGGACCGCGAATGCACGGGCAAAAAAAGACAGGGCCGCCGCTTCTTCGCTGTCGCCCACGGTCAGGTCGTCCAGCGGTTCCAGGTTGGCAAAGTAGTTGCCAGCTTCAGCGCGGCTGGAAAAGTGCAGCGCCTCGGTACCAAGGCTGGCCGGGTTGTCCGTCACTGCCATACCGCGCAGATAGGCTTTGCCGGTATCGGCGAAGTTCGGCTGAATCTCGATGCTCGAAAACAGCACCTGGTCCGCTTTGTTCAAGCCGAGCAAGCGGTCGTTGGGCTGGAGCTTGGCGAACAGCGCCACCTTGCCGCCGGCCACGTCCTCGGCTTTCACCTCGGCAACGGTGCCTAGGCTGCCAAAATAGCGAATGTGCTCGTACCAGATAGTTGCGGTGTAAGTGGCCGGGTCGTAAGCGCTGGCCATGTCACGCAGGTCCTGGGCTTCGATGGTTCGGCCATCAACGGTTTTGCCGCTGGTGGCGACACGTTTCCAGTCAGAAACAAGGGTGCGGGGCAT